CGCGGCGGAGCGCGCCGCGCTCCTCTGCGGTCCGCATCTCGGCTGCCGGCGGCCGTTTCCCGGCGAGATCCCAGGCGATCCCGGCGAGCGTCACGTGGAGGTAGGCACCGGGGTTCTTTAGCTTGCGGGATCTTGTTTGCTTGATCGCCGGCCCCAGCAAGCCCCCGCTGTAGACCATCAGGTCCAGCACGGCGGCCTTCAGGACCAAGTTCCAGTCCTCCACCAAGAACACGGGTGTGCCGCTGGGCCACAGCTGCCGGCAGGCGTCCAAAGCGATGTCGATCGCTTCTATCCAAGTTGACTCGTTCATCAAGTTGACCCCTTGTTTTGAGGATGCGCGGCTTGCCGTGCCGCCCGCGTCAAAAAGCACCCGTTCCCGCGCAAGGCTTCCAGTACCATCGGCCGCACATCGTCCGGGATCGTGACCTGTTTGAGCTGCAGCTTAAGACCGCGGCGGAGCGCGCCGCGCTCCTCTGCGGTCCGCATCTCGGCTGCCGGCGGCCGTTTCCCGGCGAGATCCCAGGCGATCCCGGCGAGCGTCACGTGGAGGTAGGCACCGGGGTTCTTTAGCTTGCGGGATCTTGTTTGCTTGATCGCCGGCCCCAGCAAGCCCCCGCTGTAGACCATCAGGTCCAGCACGGCGGCCTTCAGGACCAAGTTCCAGTCCTCCACCAAGAACACGGGTGTGCCGCTGGGCCACAGCTGCCGGCAGGCGTCCAAAGCGATGTCGATCGCTTCTATCCAAGTTGACTCGTTCATCAAGTTGACCCCTTGTTTTGAGGATGCGCGGCTTGCCGTGCTGCCCGCGTCAAAAAGCACCCGTTCCCGCGCAAGGCTTCCAGTACCATCGGCCGCACATCGTCCGGGATCGTGACCTGTTTGAGCTGCACCTTAAGACCGCGGCGGAGCGCGCAGCGTTCCTCTGCGGTCCGCATCTCGGCTGCCGGCGGCCGTTTCCCGCCGAGATCCCAGGCGATCCCGGCGAGCGTCATGCGCAGGTCGGCGCCGCGGTTCTTTGGCTTGCGGGATTTTGTTTGCTTGATCGCCGGCCCCAGCAAGCCCCCCCTGTAGACCGTCAGGTCCAGCACGGCGGCCTTCAGCACCAGGTTCCAGTCCTCCACCAAGAACACGGGTGTGCCGCTGGGCCACAGCTGCCGGCAGGCGTCCAAAGCGATGTCGATCGCTTCTTTCCAAGTTGCCTGCTTGTTTTGAGGATGTGCGGCTTGCCAGGGATCCTCCCAGGTGACCCCCGGCAGCCACCGCCAGGGACCGGGCACGAGGAGGCGGCAGATCGTGAGATCATCCGGATCGCGCGGCCGGATGATCCAGGCCGCCCCTTCCATCGGCCGTCCCGGGGGCGGCCGTTTGATGATGTCGATAAGCAACCCATCCAGCAGCTCGAGCGCCCGCCTGACGGCCTCGGCGTCGATACCTACGACCGCGCCCAGGCTCTCCGCGGTGACCGGGATCGCCAGAACCCGCTGCTCGGTTCTCCGCCAGATTTCCGCGAAGCAGTCCTTCGCGGAGAGGTTAAGGTTGGATTCGCGGACCTCGGCTTGGAGACTCCAGACCAGGTCCTGACGGACCGGAGCCGTTGTCTCCCCGGCAATGTGGATCGGCAGTTCCATCGGGACTTCGCTCCCGGCGACGGGACTCCTGATCGCGGAACCAGCATGCCAGGTCCAAGGCCAGGGCCGCTGCGAGCCCCTCGTCCTCGGCCGCGGCATAGCAGGTGCCGGGCTCGAGACGGATGGCGGCCAGCGAGAGCGACGGGCCGCAGTAGAGGGTCTGGCCGGTGTCGATCCGCGCGACTGCGAACACGTAGCGGTGCTCCAGTTCGCGCGGGATCACCGGGAGCGCAACAGGGGACTGGCCCACGAAGGGCATGGGGGCGATCATGAGGCGTCGCCTGTTCGGGGTCTTGGCCCGCGGCAGGCCGCGGACCGGGAATCTTGTCAGCCCGCGAATGTAGCTGGCGTCCCCGGCCCGTCAAGCGAGAGCGCCATTTTGTGGTCGGCGACGGGTCGAGCCACTAGGTATTGTGGCTGGGCGAGCAGGGGAGTGTGGTTTTCCACACTCCGGGGCGGTAGAGTGAGGGCCCTGGATCGGCCCCAGTGACAAGATCCCCACGGGCAGATCGCCCGAGAAGAATCCGGAGCCGAGTCCAAGGCCCTCAGTGTGCACCAGTTCAGCCGAGCGGTCAAGGACTATCCCATGTTCTCGCTCTGTCAACCTGGGCAACCCGGTTCTCGGATCTAGCATCCGAGAACCGGCCTTTTTCCACCCGACCTGTTTAGTCGGCCATGCACCCCCAGGGGGAGTCGAACCCCCGTTCTCGGACTGAGAATGCGGGCGTAAGCTGGGTAAACTGGGTCGTTGTCCGAGAACCTGCGTCGGGGATCTCCGGGCGGTGCAGATTGCAGCAGATTGCAGCAGATTGCACCGCGGATATGTGGGAAACCACACCGCGGATCTTGACACCGGGGACTTCCTGGATCATAGTCTCACCGGCGGGGCAGGGAGGAGGTCGGCATGGCGATCGAGCAGTCGCCCGGCTACTGCGCTCGCTGCGCGGCCGCGCGTCTCTTCACCCGGACCGTGCCTGATGTGCCCCACACGGCCTATCTCGTCGGCACCATCTTCCTGACCGTCTTTACCTGCGGTGTCGGCGGCGCGCTGTGCCTGCTGGCGTGGTTCATTCACACCGTGACGGAGGCCTGGTCGCCGAAGCCGCCATTCCTCTGCTCGGCCTGCGGCCAGCCCTGGACCCAGAGTCGATGGACCGGGCCGGAACTCTCCGACAAGGACCTGGCGGCGATCTCCGCTGGCTCCGGCACTCGGCAGGGAGATAGCCCGATCGAGCCGGCCGTTCTGGCGGGAGAGCCAAACGCGGCCTGCCGGCGGCGGATCGAGCGCCGCAAGAGGCGGGAGCGGTTGGCCGCGGCGATCGCCGGGATTCCCGAGGCGTGGGATCGGCTGCTCCGGCGGATCGCGGGCCGGGAGAACGACCTCATTTACCGCTTCCTCTGGTTTCTCACGCTCGCCGCGCTATTGATCGCCTGCACCGGATTGGCTGCGGCCCTCACGGCGCGGTTGGCTGGATGATAGGCCTTGCCGCCGGCACGGCGGGGCCTTGCCGGCGAGGCGGAGGGCCAGCATCGCCACGGCCCGGGCCCGCTTCTCAGCTCCGCACGAGCCTGGGATCGTCGCCAGATCGGCAGTGCAGAAGAGACTGAGGAGGTTCACCCGGATCGCTTCGCATCGCTCGCCGATGATCGGGCAGTCCTGGACGGCGGGCGCGGGGCGGGCTGCGATCTGTCCGGTCGTTGTCCGCGGAGTCGGCGATGGGCACGCCGGCTGCCCCGGTCCGCGGCCCTCGTCCCACGCGCGGCGGTAATCCTCGCGGATGCGGCAAAGGGCAAACCATGTCGGTCCCTTATCCACATTGTGGCGTGCGCAGAAACCTGGGGCTTCACAGGTGCAAGGCGGCGGGATCATGGCGCTGGCTCCGTCACCGTGATGGTAAAGTGCCGGCGGACCGGATCGCCGGGCGGCTCCTCCACAGTGGCGAACTCCTGATAGACGTTGAAGTCGGTCTCGGCGGTCGAACTGAAGTCAAACTCCCACGTCAGCGAAAGAGGATCGCAGACGACGGAGGCCAAGGTCGGCGGAGGATAGCCCTCCCACATCCGCAATTCAAAGTCCGGATCATCGTAGGTCCCCCGACAGTCCATTTTAGTATCGACACGCTGCGGGACCGAATAGTAGTACCGGTAGAATCTCTCATCAACGCTGTCGAAGTCGTGGTCCGGCTGCCAGTAGGGAAAGGGATTAACCTGGTCGGCCGCGTAGTTCTCGTAGTTCCGCAGCCGGAGTGGAATCTCCCAATTGTGCAGCCGCGCTGCGCCTTCGATGTTGGTTGCGGTGGCGACGAGGTTCCGCTGCACGCAGTAGCCCTCGCAAGAGCAGACGCAGTCGAGACATTTCGTGTTGGGCAGGGCACGGTGCCCATCGATCCGGAAATCATCCCAGCGGATCGCCTGGTCTGCCCCATTCTGGAGGACGATGCGGCGGTTCTCCGGCGAGTGATATGGCTCGATGCAGACCCAAGTGCCTGTTACGGGTACCATGAACTGGTGGGGGCCGGCAGTCCAGAGCCACTTAGTGCCGTCCGTGGGAGAGGAGAGACATGTACCGATCGGAAAATCGCGTCCTTCCGATTCCACCGGGCCGAGGTCAAACTCGGCGTAGCTGGTGCGGCCGTTGGCATCGACGGCAATCATCGTGGAGTGCGCGCCCGCGTCGCACCTCCGAAGGCGGACGTAGCTGTGAGCCGCGGCATTGGCGCCGACCTCCAGCTCCATGTAGTGGTAGTTCAACGGATCGCTGTCGTCGTCCTTCCAGTCAATTACGATCTGATACCGGTCCCCGTAGTGCGCGTCCTTTGCCAGGGCGAAGAACGTCCAGCACCGCGGCAGCCCACGGTTCCACTTCACCCGGTTGCCGGCCTTCTGCTGTCGGAGGGTCTGTTGGTAGATGTCCTGCTCATCCGGACCGCCGCTGATTTCTGCCCAGTCGGGCCCGAGGTCGGTGCTGTCCGCGCGGTCGAAGTCATCGAACTGATATGGGCAGGCGCAGCAGCAACGGCGGTCGCCCATCGTTAGCTCCCCGAGCCGCTCGTATCGGTGCATCCCTCGGGCGGCACAGCACAATCAAGCGAGAGACACTCGTAGATCGTGCCGAGCCGATCGCTGGGCCTGGCCACGAAGAGGCCCTTCGACCCGGCCCCGGGATAGGGCGTCCCGTAACGCCAGTCGATCGCCTTGGCGGCCTGAAGCGGGACGTAATTCCAACCGTGTGTGAGGTGATTCCACGTGCCCGGATAGACGTCGAAAATGACGCCGCGGCCCGGGTGATTCTCAGCGAGGCAGCATTCCACCGGGGCCGGATCCGGGAGGGGCCCGAGATTGAGATTGCTGGGCAGCAGTCCCCGCCCGGCCATCCACTCGATGGCCTGGACTGCGGCCTCGATCCGCACGACGGACTGTGCATCGAATTGGAAGCCGTCGGCCACGAGCAGGCCTCAGGGTTTGGGGTGGGGACGCGCTCCCCTGCGGGTCGCGGTTACACTTCGTGCTCCATCGCTGGCTACGACGGCTGCTCCTGGACCATCGCCACGGCGCACATCCCCTGGGCCTGGCTGCCGACCGAGCCGCTGGCCGTCCAGACCTGGCGGAGGAGTTGGCCGGCCTCGTAGCTGGGATCGGCGATGAGCGTTGCCGAATAGACCGTCTTGGCCACCTTGGTGCTGTCGATCGTGATGACCGCCGTGAGGAGGCTCGACCAGGCTGAGCCGTTCCACTTCTGGAGGTCGACGGTCACGTGCTTGTCGCATCCCGTGCCGGCGGGAACTCCGTCGGCGACCGCCTGGAAGCTGGCCACCAGACCATCGCCCCTGGCGATGTGGACCAGCACCGTCTCGGTCACCACGTCTGTGCCGTTTTTCTGGCTCTGGCGCAGCGGGAACTGGTGGACGATCTTGGCGGCGTCGAGCCGGTCGCTGGCGGCGGTGGAGAAGTTGGCGTTCTTGGCGGCGCCGGCCGGCAGGTCGAACGCACTCGCGCTCACGGTGCCGGTGACTTGCACGTCGCCCTGGATGACGTTAGGGAGGGACATGGGAGGGTTCGGGGTTCAGGGTTCAGGGTTCGGGTTCAGTACGGTAGGGAAATCTTCATCGGGGCGAAGTCCGCCGCGTCGCGGTGGGCGTAGACACGATGGACCACGTCGCCCGCCATGGCCTTAGAATCGTCCAGAAGGCCGCCGCGGCCGTCCAGCAAGAAGGGACCGTGCATGGGGATTCCGCCCTTGTCCCGGACCGCGGACAGTTTATTGAAATTGGGATTCGGGTTGCCGTCGATGGAGGGCCGCGTGTCGCGGTAGAACGCCCCGGTGTCGAGCAGCTCGTCAAGCCAGCCCCGGCGGTCAAAGGAAAAGTCATAGGCCACGCGCCAGTAGTAGATCCACCAGCTCGCGCCGCGCTGGCGGGGGAAGCCGCTCGGCGGATCATGTGCGTCGGCGATCTCGCGGCTGACGTTCTTGCACTGCCACGTCCCCGTGATCGAGCGGCAGAGGACGGTATAGGGCGGCCAGCCGAGAAAGGCGTGCGAGTTCAGAGCGTCCTCGAATAACAGAACCCAGCCCTGCGGGAAGACGCTCTCGTTGCGGGCGATGTGGAGGATCGACTTGCGTCGCTTCCGCAGAATCGGCTGGGCGTACATCCCGCCGGCCGAATTCACAATCCCCACCGGCTTCTTCGTCCACGTCCCATCTCCTTCGTCTTGACGCCGGTAGGCTTTCCAGACCGCCTCCTCCACATCGTCCCTGCCCCAGGAAATCTCCGGTGGCTCGAGGAAGGGGTCGGGCTCATCGGGCTTGTTGCCGCTCTGACGGTCGGCGTCGTCCAGGGGCCGGAAGCTGCAGATCGCCTCCCAGACCTTGTCGCCGCGGCGCTTGGGGGCGATCTCGCGGCAAATTGAGGACGGGTCCGATTCGTTCCGCCAGGAATACGTCTGGCCGAGGACCACAGGCGCGGCGTTCAGGTTGGGATCGCCGATCGCAAGCGTGACGGCGATCTGGCCATCGTCCGCGGAGCTGGTCCGGACGATGAATCCCAGCTCGTAGTGCCCCCCCTCGTCGCTCTGCGAGCCGCCTTGGTTGTCGGGCATCGGCTTGACGGAAATGACGGACATGCTGAACCCTCAATCCTTTAGGGAGGAATGGAGACGATCTTGCCGCCCTCCTCCTTAGCCCGCTCGACGGCCCGGGCGGTGTCGGCGGTGTTCTGGGCGATCGCGTCCAGTCGGCTCGTCACGGCTTCGTTCTGCTGCGCGGCCGCGACCGCCCTGGCGATGATCGCGTATTCCTCGGCCGATCCGCGGCGGGCCAGGGGCGCGGGCTCCCAGCGCTCCTCCGATTTCCACGCGGCCAGCAGGTCCCTCTGCGCCGCCCGGATTATCTTGGCCTCGCGGCCGGCGTCCACGATCCCCATCGTCCGCCAGTCGTGGGCCCGCTGCACGACGTCGCGGAACTTTTCTTCGGCGGTGGCCGCGTGCTCGACCGCCGCCTTAGCGGCCTTACGGGCCTCGGCGTATTCCCTTTCGGTCTCAAGGGATTGGAGGAGGATGTCCAAACCGCGTTTCATCTCGTCGAGCTGCCAGGGCTGGAACCGGCCGCTCTGTTCGGCCTCTTTGAGGAACTTGCGGGCCCCCGCCTCGGCCTCGGAGAACCCTCCCTTGAGCTTGTCGATCTGCTCCTCAATCCTCTGGCAGGCCTTCTCATAGCTCCCGGCCCACTCCTCGTCCTCGGCAATCGACCTGTCCAGCGAATCGTTGAACGCATCCCAGAACCGGCGCTCCGCCGCCTCCGCCTCGGAGATTCGCCCGGCCTTCTCGGCCTCGTTGGTCCACTCCATCTGCGTGCGGACGGCACGGGCTGCGCGGGCGCCGGCGGCGGAGCCGACGCCGAACAGGAACGCCGTCACGGGAGATACACCGGCGGCCCGCTCCATGGCTGTATGCAGGCCCTCGATGTTTTCCTTGATTATACGCGGGATTTGCTTGAGGCCCTTGAGGCCTTCGATCGCGAAATGGGCCGCCTGGACCGCCAGGCCCTTGATCGCCAGGGTGACCAATTCGATGGTGTGCGCAATCTCCGCCAGTTGCTCGACCGCTGCCTCGTCGGCGACGATCGCGCGGAATTCCTCCATCCCGCCGGCCATCTCGTCGAGGAAAAGCCGCAGCCGCGCTCCCGACCGACCAAACAGCTCCATCTCCAGCCGCGTCCGCTCCATGGGGTTCTCGATCGCCTTCAGGGCCATGGCGATCTCGCGCGCCGCCTGGTCGGGGGCCCCCATTGCCTCGAGCCGGGCCGGGCTGAGGCTCAGCTCACGGAAGAGCTCGACCGACTCCGCACTGCCCTGGACAGCCTCGCTGATGCGCTTCTGCATCCGGTCCAGGGCTGTCGCCACCGTCTGGATGTCCACTCCCGCGCCCGCGGCGGCGACCTGCATGAGTTGGAGCTCCACCACGCCGACGTGCAGACGGTCGGCCGTGATCTGGAGTTCGTGCATCGCCTTGGTCAGGTCCAGGAACCACCGCGCGCCCTCCTTCGCCAATTCGACGGTCTTCTCCAGCATCCTCATCGGGATCTCGGCCACGGCCACGCCGCCGGCCACGGGCAAGATGCTGGGGAGGCGAAACTCGCCGATCTGCTTCCACTGCTGCCCGATGCCGTGTGTGAGCTGCTCGGACTCACGGCGGACGTGCTGGACCGCCCGGTCAAAGCCGCGGGCGTCCGCGGTGATGATCGCCGACAATTTGCCGATCGACTCGCCGGCCATCAGTGTCCCCCAAGGTGATTCTCCCAGTCGGGCATGTGGTCTGCGATCGCCGACTTGACGCCTTGTCCTGCCGCGATGATCGCGGCCAGCCGGGCCATCTGGTAATCGCCCCGCCAGTCGCCCCAGGGGCCGTCGATCCGCTCCAGGGCTTGCCAGAAGGGCAGCTCCCAGTCGGCCAAGCCCGGCTCCCCGTCAACCAGCTCCCGGTAGGTTCGCCCCAGGACCTTGGCTAGCCGAAACTTGAACAGCATCCCCGGCCGGGCTCGCAGTTTTTTTTTCGTTTTCCTCGATGGCCTCTCTGCTCAATCCGTTGACGGCCGCCGCGGCCCGCCACAAGGCCCCCACCGCCGACGCACACCGTTGGCCGAGTTCGTAGGCGGCGGGCTCCGGCTCGTCAAACAGGCAGAGGCCCTCCGGGTCGCAGAGGCAGTAGGCCACCAGGCGGGCGCGGAAGTTCTCCCCCGGATCGGCGACGTTGGTCGCCCGGTCGAACTGGTCTCTCCGGAACGACGGGAGCGAGCGAACGTGAAGAGTAATTGACCATTCGGGGATCTCGACGGCCTTGATGGTGACGTCCTTGATCGCCCGAATCGCGTCTAGATCGAACATCTTATCCTCCTGTTCAACTGCCGGCGGCCACGCTCCCGACGAAGGCATACGTGGACGTGACCGGCGAGTTCAGGGCGCCGCTCCGCTGGACATCGGCCAGCATCGCGTTATAGATCGAGCCCGACGTTGTTCCGTCGGGCCAGGTGACAATCAGGTCGCCCTTCGCTCCGCGGGCGAGTCCCGGCGGCCCGATCACCTCGACCGTCGTGCTCAGGTCCGGCTTGCCGTCCTCGTACTCTTCGCGGGCGGAATCGAGTGAGGTCACCTTGACCTTCTGGCCGCCGTCGTTGGGCGTGACCCTCGTTATCCGCGGAATCTTGACGCCGCCGAATTTCACCTCGGTCGTGTTGGCGCATTGGTTGGCCATGGCTTATCCTTTCTGGGCAAAGCGGTTTAGCTGCCGCGTGAGTTCCCCGCGCAAAATGGCGGCGACGCCGCCCCGGCTCGCCTGGACGGCAGGCCGCATGAAGGGATAGGCCCGCGCCGCGGACTTGCCCTTGCCCTTGGCGTGGCCCTTTTCGATGAGGTGCGCGTAGCGGGTCGGCTTGATCTTCGCCAGCCCGGGCCGCTTTCGCTCCTTGCTGCGGCGCCAGCGCGCGGTGAGCCGGAAAGGGCTTCCCCGCGGCTTGTAGCTGCTCCGCCGCGGACCGGCCACGCCGTAGATCGGCCGGTTGAGCTTCGCCGTGACCTTCGTCCCGATCGAGGCCGAGAGCATGCCCGTCCGCCGCCGCTTCTGGGCGCCCTTGATCGCCCGGGCCACCAGCCGCGCCGCCTTGTCCACGGCCGGCCGGATCGCCCGCTCGCGCAGGCGCGCAGGAAGGTGCGCGAGAAACGCCACCAGATCGTCGACTCCCTCCCAGTGGATCTGCAGGTCGAGCATCGGTCAGGCCTCGCGGTAGGTGGCGTTGATGACCGAGCAGAACGCCCCGCGGCTTTCGAGCTCGTCCAGGTCCAGCGCCCGGGCCCCCTCGGCGTTGAACTCGATCGCCACGCAAGGCAGCGACAGCAGGACCTGGTCCCGGAGATAGAGCAGGACCTCCTCCGCCAGGGCGACCATCGCGTCGAGCCAGGCGTCGTTCACGGCGGCAGCCGGCTTTTCGTAGAGCATCACCTGGATCGTGTGATCGTCCTGCCAGCCCTCGAAGCTCACCCGCTCCGCCGCCAGCCGCGCGGCGATCACATAGACGCCGAGCTGCGGATGGTCGTCGAGGTTCACCCGCGCGAGGTGCGTCCGCGCGGCCGTGAAGGGCAGCGAGAATTCGCTGCCGTTTAGGGCCGCGGTGACGGCGTCGCCGAGTTCGGCCAGCGTGGGCATCGATAAGCGCTCCCGTTGGGGCCGCGGTTACACGGCCTCGATCAGCTTGGTGTGCACGCGAATCCGGATTCCGTAGCGGTCGCTCGGCTCCCAGCAGGGCTCGCCGGCGGCCGCGCTTTGCACCTCGCAGGTCCGCCGCTCCCAGGTCCGCAGGAGGTACAAGCGGGCCTCGATCCGATCCCCGGGCTGCGGCTCGATTTGTTCGCCGCCGACCACCAGGTCCGCGGCGCGGCCCACGAAGTCGATGACCCCGAACTGGACGATCAGGCCGTCCCCCCGGTCGACCTCCCGGGTCGTCGCCCCGATCGTCGCCGCCCAGGGAATGTGCGCGGTCCCGCGGAGATAGTCCACGGGCTGGGCCGCGTGGTCCGCCATGCGGTCGGCCAGGTGCTCGGCCGCGGATTGGAGCATGTCGCGCATGGTTAGCCCCGGCCGCCAGGCCGGGCCCCGGGATCGCTCCCCTGCGGGCCGCGGTTACACTGCCTGCGGGATCGACAACACGTCTTGTGTCGAGTCCCCGTTCAAACTGGCGTTGACCGTGACGCCGATCTTCTTGTTGGAGCCGGCCGTGGTCGTGACCACGCAATATGTGGCGTCCCAATACACCAGCACGCCCAGGGAAATCGCAGTCCCCGCGCCGGAAGTCTTCGGCAGCCGCCAGACGCCGCCGATCTGCAGCGAACCAAGGGCATTGGCATCGATCCCCTTGGGGGCGAAGTAGACGTTGTTGCTGATCACGACCACATCGCCGGCCGCAACCGCCGAGCCGGGCGTGTAATCGATGGCCTGGGTCGCGCCAGACCGGAAGTATGCATAGGCCACGGGAAATCTCCTGCAAAGGGGTTTCTGGTCTCTCGGCGATGCCCGCGGTTACGCCGCGGCCGCGACGCTCGCCCGGTATTCGCTCATCGACACGCCAAAATCGTGGTAGCCCCGGAACTGGATCCCGAGGGTGTTGAAGTCGCTCTCGGCGGATTCGATCGTCGGCGCCTCCTGCCCGTTGAGAAAGCAGACGAGCGCCGACGCCAGAACGGCCGGATTGGCCAGCATGTACCAGGTCGTCGCGCTGTAGCCCGTGTAGGAACTGTTGCCGAGCTCAGGGACGACGATCGGCCGGAAGCGGTTGAACCAGATGTTGGTGGTCGGGGCCCTCGTCGACGCGGTCGTGTCGCGGACCTCCTGGCTGGCGTACCACTTCCGCGCCGTGGCCTCCAGGTCCGAAGGCACGAGGATCCGGTCCGGCTCCAGATTCATCATGTTCCCGTCGGGCGCGGCCATGTTCCGGAAGGCCTTCACGGCGTTGGTGATCCCTGTGTCGCCCAGCGCGGAACCGGTGACCAGGTTGCCGCGGGCCGCCGTCCAGAACGCCCCACCGGCATAGGCCGCCAGCCACGCGGTCCAGAGCACCTTGTTTAACTTGATCGCCGCGCCGATCCCCAGGCGGTTCCGCAGGTCGTTGAACGCCCCCAGGTCGTCGTTGATGATGTCCTGGCGGGTCAGGGCCAGCATCCGGGCGTAGGTCCGGGCCTGGACCGTATAGCTTTCCTGGCCCGCCGTTCCGTGCTTGATCTCGCCGGCCGGCCCGACCTCCTCGTATTCCAGCGAGGCGGTCATACGGAAGGCGGTTACCTGCTTGAAATCGACCACCGAGCGGACCTGGGCCACCTCGCGCCACGTCTGAGGCAGGGCGTTGAACCCCTCGAGTAGGATCTTGTTGCCGGCCTGCGTCAGGAGCGTGGTGACCGTGTTCGTCGAGAACGCGGCCTTGAGCACCTCGCGGATGTTGCCGTCGCCGATCCGCATCCGCCCGGAATAACCGCCCTGCACGGCGTAGTGCAGGAGGACCTCCTGAAGCCCGAAGCCGGGCAGATGATCGCTGGCCTCGAGAACCTCCGGCTTGAACTGCTTGTCCAGGCCTCGCAATCCGGCCGAACGGCAGAAGGCGGCCTGGATAACCTGGTCGCTCAAATCGCGGGGAGAGCCGTGGATCGCCGGGGCCTTGGGCCGTTGGGCGCAGATCAGGTCGCACTTGCATTCATGCGCGGCCTTGAGCATCTCGATCTCCGCCCGCGGTCCGAGCCACTTCTCCTTGAGGGCCTTGGCCTTCAGGTCCCGGATCGCCCTGCGGTGCTTGGTCTTGATCTCCAGCAGGGCCTTGGACTCGATTGCGTCCTCGTGCTCGGCGAGGTGCCCTTCGATCGTATCCAAGGCCTCGGCGGCGATCGCGCGGATCTCGTCGCGGTCGAACTCCAGAGCGGTCACGCCGGGCGGGTCGGCCTCGCCGCCGGCCGCGGCGAGCTCGGCGGCCTTCGCCTCCGCGTCGTACTTGGCGCGGAGTCTGGCCTGCTGAACTTCGCTGAGATCGGCGTCCGCCAGGCCGAGAGCCTCAAGCCATTGCTCGTAACCCATTGCATCGTCTCCTTGCTGAGAAGAAGCGGCCGAGGCCGCGATCTTGACCGAGGTATTTTCGTCCGCCCCGAGCGCGACGAAACTCAATTCTTTGAGGCTCCACTTGCGGGCGATCGTCGCCGGCCCGGTGATGGCCTGACCGTTGACCGCCGCCGCCTTGCCCTCCGCCAGCTCAACGGACTTCTCCACACGGGCCCCGATCGAGGCCTGCCACGGGAATCCATTGGCGGAAGAGGAAACGACCTCCGCGGCCGCCGGCCCCGTCCCCGAGATCACGCCCTCGACGATCAGGCGGGCGCCGTCGCGGCGGGCCCGGCCGTGGCCGACGATCGCCGCGGGATCGTGGTCCCGGAGGATCGGCTTGTTGCTGCCCAGGCCTCGCCCGCCGGCGAGGTCGAGCACCACCGGGGACCAGAAGCCGCGGACCTCCATCGGGCCGCCGGTGTAGGCCACCATCGAGAACGTGGGCGGCCCTTTCTTCTCGCCCTCCTTGCCAGCGTCGGCGGCCTGGATCGAGAGCGGGACCGTGATCGTCACCAGGTCCGGCGGCGCGGCGGCCGCGGACTGGTTGGCCCTTTCGAGGATCCGCTGGGCCTTCTCCTGGAGCGATCGCTTCCTGTCGGCCGAGAGGCCGGGGGCGCTGCTCTGGGGGATCCGGGCGATCGCGTTGCGGAGATGGGGCAGATCGACGGCGCCCGCCTGGTCCCGGTAGGGGAAATACCGAAGGCCGCGGGGAACGGTCCTCCCCGTGTCGTCCTTCTTGCCGCCGGGGGCGATATACAGGAAAGCCGAGTCGGGCAGGTCGTTGACGTAAGCCTGGGTCCACTGTGCCATCACTGATCTCCATTTCTGCGGGAAGCGGAGCGCGCAGAGGCGCGGAGACGCGAAGCGGCCGTGCCGTCTGCCTCTGCGGCTCTGCGGCTCTGCGCGCGGTCCTCATTGGTCGGCTCGGGCAAGGTGGGCACGGGCGCCGGCGGGAAGTGCGCGTCGAGGAGGCGCAGCTTGTAGTCTTCGACGGTGATCCCGTAGTCCTCGGCCGCGGCGGCCAATTCCGTCTCGTAATCGAGGCCCTGGGCGGCGAACTCGCGGCGGAGACTGGTCGCCCCGCTTTTGATCCTTGTCTGGCGGGCGTTCTCCAGCGTCTCCTCGTCGGCTTCCCGCGGCGGGATCCACCGCCACTCATGCCGGGGCGCCGGCGAATCCGGCACATCCCAGCCGTACCGCCACACCGCCTCCTCGAACCATGCGGCAAACAGCCGATCCAGGAGGCGGGCCTCGATCTGCGACTGGTTCACCGCCACGGCCCGATAGTAGCCGAGGTGGTCGAGCTTCGCGGAAGAGAAGTTGGCGTCCGAGCTGTCCGCCGAAGACAGCGACCGGGGAACGCTGACCGCCCGGCCCATTTCGCCGAGCAATTCCTGGCGGAATTCCCGGAAAACTGCGGGCGGATTCTCCGGGTGAATTTGCGTCGCTTGCCAACCGGCAGGGAGCGTAGTGAGCATTCTCCGCTCAAATTCCACCGAATCCAACGGCGCCACCTCATCCGCCTCTTGATTGGGCGGGGAGGTCGTGTGGAGCAGAACGGCCCACTCGGCTGCCGTCTCCGCGGCCGCGATCACCGCCTCCGTGTAGCGGCGCATCTCGGCGAACAGACCCAGGGCCGGCGTCAGCTCGGGGACCCCGCGATGCTGCCCGGGCCGATCGGCGCGGAAGAGGTGGAGCATCATGCGGGCGGGGACGGAGCGGGCCGTGAAACTGGTCGTGCGCCAGAGTCCACCCGGGTGGTCATCGAGGACATCGTAGGTCACCGGGTAGCCGAACTCATCGAAACGAATGCCGTCGATCCAGTTCCGCTCCAGCTCCAGCATCGGCTGGGGCGTGGTGACCTGATCGGCCTCGATCGGGACCAGGTCCAGGCCGACCTCGCCCTCCGGCACCGGCTTGGAGACCAGCAGGGCAAAGGCCTCGCCGTCCACAATCCGGGCGGCGACCAGCGTCCGCACCTTTTCGGCCAGGTTGATCGCGCTGGACCAGGCGTCCCAGAGCCGCTCGACCATGGCGTTGAAGCCGGGGTTTGCCGTGCGGACCTCGATCCTCGGCCCGGTGCCGACCTCGTAGTGGACCATCGACTGGACCAGGCCGGCGCAGTAGCAGTTGTTGGCCCGCTCGTAGCGGCTCCGCTCGCGGAGCCGCTTGCGGACGGAGAGGCTGTTGGCCGCGTCCGCGCTCAAGGCGTCCGCCGCCGCCCAGTGCTTGTAGTTGTCGGTGCCGGTCTGGGCGTTGTCGTAGCGAGCGCGGAGGGGAACCGCCCGCGGAGCCGTTCGGGAGAGGCGCGGCCGGTTCGCGGTCCGGGGAACGAACAGGTTGGCGAGGCGGCTCCAGATCGCCATTAACCGGCCCCTGGGGGAACGATCTTCGAGAACCGCAGGCCGCGGTGGCCCTTATCGCTGGCCGTTTTGCCGGCCAGGTAGCGGTCCGCCTCGATCAGTTCCGCGAGGGGCCGCTCCTGTACGGTCTGCCCGTCGATGGTGACCTGCTGCGGGCCCTCGGCGGCGTCGCGGATCTGATCGGAGAGGTCATCGGCCATGCGCCCAGTATCCCGCGCGGCCCGGGCCATCCCGGCCGCCCTCGGGGCCGCGCGGGCGCACGGGTGGCGCGAACCGGAAAAAGCGCCACCGGTAGCGCACAAAAAAAGCC